AGTGAGGAGTTGTTTTATTTTGTGACAAAAAGAATCCCGTATTTATGCGGGTTCTAGCGTTTCGCAAACGCCTATTTCCATAAAAAAAATGAAAGGAGAAAAAGAAATGGAAAACATCAAAGTATTACGGAGACAGGAACTGGAAACAAGAGAGGTTATGGTTGGGGATCAGATTTTGATATCCTTGGCAGAGATCGGGGACTTTACTGCAACGGCTCACAAGATTACGGACAAGGGCGTCTTGTTTATTTTCGATGAGTACGTTACGAGCAGGCCGATGAACAACCAGAGAATCAACGAGGGCGGTTATGAGGAGTCTGATTTGAAGAAGTGGATCGACACGGTTCTTTTGGCAGCATTTCCCGAGGAGCTTAAAAGCCGGATTGACAGTCTGTCTATTCCGACAGTAGGCGAATTGTTCGGTCACGATGACGAATGGGATAATGAGCATTTTGAGCCGGATGAAGACGAGCAGCTTCCGCTTATGAAGGAGCGGAGGAATCGTGTAGCATACCTCAATGATGAATGGGAATGGGGTTGGCTCAGAAATGCGGTAAAGAGGAGTGTTTCTTCGGCTTATTTCGCTTGTGTGAACGGCTATGGCCATACGGACTCCTACGTCGCTTCGTACTCTCTTGGGGTTCGTCCGGAGTTCTGGTTGGTTAGATAAATCTTGGGGCCTTGTGCCCCTTTTGAGAGGAGAAGAAAATGAGCAAATTTTCAACGGGATTACGGCGATCATCCCCAACAATTTTAACTGTCTTAGGAATCGTCGGTGTTGTTGGTACGGCTGTGACGGCTGTTCGGGCTACACCTAAGGCAATGAGGCTTATCAAAGCTAAGAAAGATGAACTGGAAACGGATAAACTTACGCCTGTGGAACTGGTGCAAACAACTTGGAAATGTTATATTCCGTCCGTTTTGGTAGGCGTTGGTACTGTTGCTTGTATAATCGGTATTGGTGTAATGGATAAACGTAATCAGGCGGCTTTGACGAGCGCATACGCCATGCTTAATGAATCCTACAAGCAATACCGACAAGCAGCCAAAAAGGTTTATGGCGAAGATGCTGATAACAAAATCCATGCTGAAATGGCTAAAGATGCAATGGTTGCTGATTCTGCATGGGGTTATCAAGTTTATAACATGGATATGGACCCCGAAAGTGAGGAGTGTCTTTTCTATGACCTTACATCGAAGAAATACTTTACTACAACAATGGCTGCTGTTTTAAATGCTCAGTATCATGCGAATCGTAATATCGCGCTTAGAGGTGAATGTTCTTTAAATGAATATTTATCGTTTCTTGGCGTTGATGGAGTAGAGAAAGGCGATGAAATGGGTTGGGATATAACCCATATGGTCGAAGAGATGGATTCTTATTGGCTTGATTTTGATAATCAGAAAACAACTCTGGAAGACGGCTTGGAATGCATTACTATTGACGCAATGGCACTCTGTAAATTTGATTAGTTCGCAGAAATTGCAAGTTCTATTATGAAAAGGAGGTAATCGCTTTATGACTACTAAAAGTAAATTGATTAAAGTTCTTGGTCTGGCAGCGACCGTGATCGGAGTGGCGGCAACGCTTGTAACCGATTGGGTCAATGAACAGAAAATGGATGAAAAAATCGAAGAAAAGGTAAACGAAGCACTTGCCAAAAAAGATGACGAAAATGAGGAGTCCTAACAAGGGCTCTTCTTTTCTGTTCTAAGGAGAGAACGATGTCTAGGATGTCTAAGCATGAACAAGTTATCTTGATTATCGAGGATTATATTTTCGATATCACAGAACCACAGCGAAGTTGGGATAAGCACTGGTTTAAGGAAGTTAGTTATCAAAGATGGGCTGGTCGTGAACTTTTAGATCGTGTTCGCAGAAACCCAACACAAGATCCCATTGATATTATATCAGACTTTGCGGTAAAGACAGGCAAGTTTTCCGCAAAAGATTATGGGGATAAAGAGGATAGGCAGATATTTAGTGTCGCCTATGAAATGGCAACGGACATCTTAGAAATTACAAGATGTTTGGAATAATGAGTTAAAAATGAAAGGAGAAAAAGAAATGAAGGCATTAAGAAAACAGGAAGTAACAATTCAGGCAGCAAATGAGTTTAAGGTTGGCGATCAGATCGAGGTTGGAAAGTATACGGCGACCTGTCAGAAGATTACCAGAAAGGGAGCACTCTTTCTTTTGGATCAGTATTTGGATACAGCATATCAGATGAACCGTGAGTATACGAACGCAGGCGGCTATGAGGCAAGTGATTTACGCAAAGAACTCCAGAAAGAAGAAGTTCTGAATATCTTCAGCTCTATTCAGAGTATCATGGTTCCTTTTAAGAATGGTGATTTGCTTCGTATCCCGTATGCAGAGGAATTCTTCGGCGATGTCGATAATTATGAACCCAGCGGTAAGAAACAGTGGCTTCTTATGAAAGACCGTAAGAACCGTATCGCGATTCGTGAAGGAGAAGCTTACGAGTGGGGCTGGTTGCAGAATAAAGTAAAGTCTTCTTCGGCTGATTTCGCTATTGTGGGCAACTATGGCGATGCGTCCTACACTTACGCTTCGTACTCTTATGGAGTTCGTCCGGTCTTCCGGTTAGGTTAATCGCCGCCCCTTGTGGGCGGTTTTATATTTTTTGAAAGGAGATGCGCTTATGTGCAGCAAAAACCGAAAGGAGTATATTGATGAACAAAAACACCATAACGGCGGCAATGCGGAATATGCGAACCGCTGTAAAAAAACACAGTCCGGAAATTTTAACCGGGATCGGAATCGCCGGAATGATTACGACAACTGTAATGGCTGTCCGGGCAACGCCTAAAGCTCTAATTCTCATTGAGGAAAAGAAGGATGAACTGGAGGTAAATGAGCTTACACCGAAAGAAACAATCCAGGCGGCGTGGACTTGTTATATTCCGACGGCTGCCATTGGAACGGTTTCAATAGCTTGCTTAATTGGAGCCAGTTCGGTAAATATGAGACGGCGGGCAGCCTTGGCTACAGCATATGCTCTCTCCGAGTCTGCTCTGAAGGAATATCAGGAAAAAGTAGTAGAAACAATCGGAGAGAAAAAAGAGCAATCTATTCGGGATGCTGTAGCTAAAGATAAGATTGAAAAGAACCCTGTAACTAACAGAGAAGTGATCATCACCGAAAGAGGCAATACTCTCTGTTATGATGCCGTATCGGGAAGATATTTCAAATCCGATATAGATAAACTGAAAAAGGCAGCAAATGAGTTGAATCGGCAGATGCGGGATGAGATGTATATTTCTCTGAACGATTTCTACTATGAAATCGGCTTAAATCCGGTCAGCATCGGTGACGAACTCGGCTGGAATATCGACCAGGGGTATATCGATTTGTCATTCAGTTCTCAGTTAGCAGATGACGGAACACCTTGCCTTGTAATTGAGTATCACATTGCGCCCCGGTATGACTTCCGCACTGCCTGATAAGTACGCGAAAAAAACAATGTCTTTAATGGAGAACCCACATATTTTCTGATTATTGAAAGGAGAAAACACAATGGAAAACAACGAAATTATGACAAACGAAGAGGTTATGGAAACTACTGAGGAGATCGTGAAAGTAAGTTCGGCTAACGGATTTAAGAAAGCGGCTGCCTTTGGATTGGTGTTTATTGCCGGCTATGTAGCAGGTAAATACATCATCGATCCGGCGATAGCACATATCAAAGCTCGGAAGCGGAATAAACAGATGGTCGAGCAGGGGGATTTCAATGACTTCGAGGAGGCAGAAATCGTGAGCGGAGAGACCGTTGATAAAGATCCGGCGTAAATGTAAGAAAAAACAGTGTTCGGACGGGAAGGTACCTGTAACAAGGTGCTTTCCCTTTTTCTTTTTGCTTTGAGGAGGTGGCTTATGAACCAGTATAAGTACAGCGGACCTGTTATGGAATTTGAAATTTGCGTTGCGCATAACTGGAAAGGCTCTACATACGCAACGTCCGAGAGAAAAGCGAGAAGTAATCTCTCATATCAGTTTAAAAAGCAGAACAACAAGCTTCCTAATACAAAAATTACGTTGCCGGGAAAGTTGGTTACTGTTTAAGTGAAAGGAGAAGAAAATGGAGGAATACAGACCTAATTCCCATAAATCTAAAGAAACTCAAAAGGAGGGAGCAGCTCCACCAGATAAAAAAGTGGAAAAAGTTATCAGCGGATCGGCTAAGCCTAAGAAAAAGGGTGAGATGCAGAAGTTCGCCGATGTTTTTATTTCGGAAGACGTTGGAAATGTAAAATCTTATATTTTGATGGACGTTCTCGTTCCGGCAATTAAAAAGGCAATATCAGACATCGTTACGAACGGTATCGATATGATTCTGTATGGGGAAACCGGGCGGACAAGAAAGGCTTCATCTGGAACTAAGGTGTCATACGGAAAGTTCTATGACCGTGAGCCGGATCGAAGACGTGAGCGCTTGGCTTCGTCCCGCGGTGGATATGATTATGACGATATTGTCTTTGAAACTCGCGGAGATGCAGAGTCGGTTCTTGATGCGATGAATGATATCATCAGTCAGTATGGGGTTGTGAGTGTCGGAGATCTGTACGATCTCGCCGATGTATCCACAGATAATTATGCCGTGAATAAATATGGCTGGACTGATATCAGCGGATGTAAGCCGGTTCGGGTAAGAGATGGCTATATTCTCAAATTACCCAAAGCGCTGCCGATTAACTAAAGGAGGTGTCCATGTACGAATCGAAAGACAAGATGGTATCCCATCCGGACCATTATCAATCCGAAACGGGATTGGAAGTTATCGATGTAATCGAAGCCTTTACTTTTGATCTCAAAGGAATTGAGGCTACAGATACAGGAAATATTCTCAAGTATGCCTGCCGGTGGAAGAAAAAAAACGGTATTCAGGATTTGGAAAAAATCCTTTGGTATACGCAGCATCTTATTGACCATTTGAAAAAATTAGAAGATTAAAAAAAGGAGACTATTTAGCTATGAAAAAAGCAGAAATCATGACAAAAGTAAGCGGAACCTTTAATAAGGTCGGTTTCCAGTTGAAAAAACACAGCCCGGAAATTCTTGTCGTGGCTGGCGTTGTTGGCACCGTGGCGAGTGCCGTTCTGGCTTGTAAAGCTACGTTGAAGGTGGATAAAGTTTTGGGCGAAACCAAAGAAAAAATGGATAAGGTCCATGAGTCTGCCGAAAAAGGATGCACTGCGATGGGGGAGGACTATTCCCCGGAAGACGCCAAGAAAGACACGGTCATTGTCTATACCCAGACAGCGCTGAAGCTGGCAAAGCTGTACGCACCCGCCGTGGCAGTTGGTACATTATCCATCACCAGCATTCTGGCGTCCAATAATATTCTTCGGAAGAGGAATGTGGCTTTGGCAGCGGCTTATGCTACGATTGATAAGAGTTTCAAGGATTACAGAAATCGCGTTGTTGAGCGGTTCGGCAAAGAGATTGATCGAGAACTCAGGTATAATATCAAAGCGGAAAAGGTAAGCGAAACGGTTATGGACGAAGAGACCGGCAAAGAAAAGAAAGTAAAGAAAACGGCTTTCGTTGTAAACCCGTCTGATATCAGCGGTTACGCTCGGTTTTTTGAGAAATACACAAAGGATGAAGAGGGAAACAGTGTTTTAAATCCCCATTGGGAAACCAACAACGAATACAACCTTATGTTTCTCAAGGCGCAGGAAAGCTATGCCAATGATCTTCTGCGGGCAAAGAAGCGTCTTTTCCTGAATGATGTATATGAAATGTTGGGAATGCCCCGCACCAAAGCTGGTCAGGTAGTTGGTTGGGTTTATGATCCGGAGCATCCCGTTGGTGACAACTATGTGGATTTCGGACTTTATGCCGACAATCTGAGCTATTCCGATTTTGCAAACGGGTTTGATACTGCAATCTTGTTGGACTTCAATGTGGATGGAAATATCTGGGAGCTTATGTGAAGGGACGGAATCGATGGGATCGGTTCCGGAAATCCATATCAGGATGCAATAGACTATCCTTGGCTCGGACCCAGAGAACTGAGGATAGTCTAAATATTTTTAAGGAGAACTTATATGCGTAAGATAACTGCAATAACCGCGTTTCTTTCTCTGTGTGCGGTTTTTATATTTTCAGTTACCACCATTTCAACAGCAGAAGAACCGGTTTTAGAAACGAAAGTTATTCCGCTGCACATAGCCTCTGTCAATTATGAACCGACAGAAGATATTTCTGTAATGAACATGAAGGATACTGAAAAGAAAGAAGAATTACTTCCAGATGAAGATATTGCGCTGATTGCATTGGTCACTATGGCCGAGGCTGAAGGAGAATGCGAAGAGGGTAAACGGCTGGTGATCGACACGATTCTTAACCGTATGGACTCCGAACATTTTCCCGATACAGCTTACGATGTGATTTATCAGCCGTATCAATTTTCATCGATGTGGAACGGCAGGGTGGATTGCTGTGAAGTGCGAGAAGATATTTGTCAGCTTGTCAGAGAAGAACTGGAATGTCGAACAAACTATGATGTTGTATTCTTTACGGCTGGATGTTACAGCAATTATGGCGTTCCTATGTTTCAGGTAGAAAACCACTATTTTTCAAGGTATGAATGAAAGGAGAATTGACTTATGAGTAATGTTTTAACATTTGTTTCCTATGCGTTAGCGGCTATGGCTGGTATCTGTTTTGTCGGCGGAATCGCTGTTTTGTCCGGCGGAAAGGAGATGTAAAGACATGGAAGGATTTGAGAGTTTGATATCCATGTTAGATTACATATTGGATACCAAGAGGAAAAGACATATCACTGGAGGAATTTTGATCAGCATGTCCATGCTGTTTGGCGGCTTGGCATTAACGGTGATGACTATAAAAAATGAGGAGACCGATGATGAGTAAAGTAACCAATTTTGTAATGTTTGCTATGGGGGCTGCAGTCGGGTCGGTCGTTACATGGCAGTATGTTAAGAAAAAATATGAGCAGATTGCTCAGGAAGAGATTGATTCCGTAAAGGCTGTCTTCATGAAAAAAGATCCCGACATGGAAGTAACTGTTTCGGAAACACCGCATCAGGCAGAGCCGCGGAAAGTAGAAGAAAAGCCCAGCATTTCTGAATATGCTGCGTTGCTGAAAAATGAAGGCTACACGAATTATTCGGGGACGGGAAAAGAGGAGCAGACATCTATGAACGATAAACCCTATGTTATTTCCCCGGAAGAATTTGGTGAGTATGAGGAGTATGAGAAAATAAGTCTCACCTATTATGGAGATCAGGTTCTTGCGGATGAGAATGACGAACTGGTAGAAGATGTGGAGGGCGCCGTTGGGTTTGAGTCTCTGACTCATTTTGGAGAGTACGAGGATGATTCGGTCTTTGTCAGAAATGACCGGCTGAAATGTGACTATGAAATTCTTCTGGATCAGAGAACTTATTCGGACGTTGTTAAAACAAGGCCACATCAGATGGAGGTATGATGACAAAGAACGAGCTGAATAGCGAATATTTTGACTGGATGTGCCAGCTCGTATTAGACCGCCGATATTCTAAGAGTTTATCTTATCGGAAGCTTTTATCATTTCTTCACAGCGTAGATTTTAACTATACTATCGCTATGGACGAAAACAGAGAAGAGGATGGGATAGATCTTAGATATCGGTTCGGTTACGACAATTCGTACAAACAATCCATGATTTCAACTTATTTGGACAATTACCCCTGCAGTGTTTTGGAGATGATGATTGCCCTCGCTATTCGCTGTGAAGAACATATTATGGATGATCCCGATATCGGAGATCGTACAGGTCAATGGTTCTGGAACATGGTAGTGAATCTCGGATTAGGTTCAATGACAGATGCAAAATTTGATGAAGATTATGCTAACAAAGTCATCGAACGATTTCTAAATCGAGAGTACGAACGAAATGGCGAGGGTGGTTTGTTTACGGTAAAACACAGTCGCAGAGATTTGCGGACTGTTGAAATCTGGTATCAAATGTGCTGGTACTTAGACGAAATCGTATAAATTTTAAGGTTCTAGGCAATTGCGAAACAAGTAGGCAATCTTGATTCCAACAAGACAAAAATTAGACATAACCGGATTTTCAGGAGGTG